ACTACATAGATCAGGACGCACCAGACTACAGATTGTATCCTCGTGGTATGTTATTGTTTAACACAAGACGCAGTGGTTACAATGTCAAACAGTATGTAAGCAATAAATTTAATTCTCAGGCCTATCCTGACTTGCCAGCAGTACCAGGTGCCGGCGGCTCGTTGCCAACGATCAAAGATACATGGCAAACAGCAAGTGGATTAAAAGACAATGGCAGTCCATACATGGGTCGCCAGGCACAACGTCGTATGGTTACCGCAGCAATGCAAGCGGCAATTATTGCCAATACCGAAGTTCGCGAAGATCAATTCCAATTTAACTTGATTGCTTGCCCTGGTTATCCTGAAGTGATCGATGAAATGGTTGCCTTAAACAATGACCGCGCACAAACTGCGTTTGTTGTAGGTGACACACCAATGAGACTGGCACCTAATGCAATTGAAATTGCAAACTGGAGCAACAATACCAATGGTGACGGACTAGCAACATCAACGCCATACTTGGGTGTTTATTATCCTTGTGGCCAAACTTCAGATCTACAGGGTAACACTATTGTAGTACCAGCAAGTCATATGGCATTACGTACAATTATCTTTAACGATAATGTAAGTTATCAATGGTTTGCACCAGCCGGTACACGTCGTGGTCTAGTAGACAATGCAAGCAGCATTGGTTACATTGATGCCAACACAGGAGAATTTACTTTTGATAGTATTCGTCCAGGACTCAGAGACACCTTGTACGAAAACAGAATCAATCCTATTACCAATTTGCCAGGTATTGGATTAGTGGTTTGGGGCCAGAAGACTCGTAACCCGACCGCAAGCAGCTTGGATCGTATCAACGTTGCTCGTTTGGTGAACTACTTGAGAACTATACTTGCAACTGCAGGCAATGGTTTCTTGTTTGAACCCAACGACAAGATTACCAGAGATCAAATCAAGAATATTATCTCAGGAGCAATTAACGATCTAGTGGCCAAACGTGGTATTTACGATTATGTTGTAGTCTGTGATGATACAAACAATACTCCTACACGTATAGCTCGTAACGAATTATATGTAGACGTGGCAATTGAGCCAATGAAAGACGTTGAATTTATCTACATTCCAATTCGTTTGAAGAATCCAGGTGATATTGCAGCAGGCGTTTAATATGGGTATATATTGGGGCTTTGCTGCCCCAATATGATCTAATAAAATTTTGGTAAATACCTATAACAGGAGAAAGAAATGGCAATTGCCTCACTAAACAAATTTACAGTTCCACTAGCAACAAATCAAAGTGCCAGCGCACAAGGTTTGTTAATGCCAAAAATGAAATATCGCTTCCGTGCGGTATTTGAAAATTTTGGAGTCAGCACCGATCGTGTAGAGCTTACAAAACAAGTTGACAGTATTAGTCGTCCTAACCTAAATATGAATCCGTTTGCAATTGATGTTTACAACTCTAAGGTAAACCTGGTAGGCAAGCCAACTTGGGAAGCTGTGACTGTTACATTACGCGATGACGCAGCCGGTAACGTAAGTAAATTAGTCGGCGAACAAATTCAGAAACAATTTGATTTTGCAGAACAAGCATCAGCAGCATCGGGCATTGATTATAAGTTTATTCTCAAGTTTGAAATGCTAGACGGTGGTAATGGCGCCAATCAACCCACAGTGTTAGAAACTTGGGAATTGTACGGAGCACTATTAGGAACAGTAAATTATGGTGACATGGCCTACGGAGAAAGTTCGCCAGCTACTATTCAATTGAGTGTGACTTATGATAATGCAGTTCAAACTCCAAGTGGTACAGGTGTTGGAAGTTCAGTAGGAAGAACATTGGGTACTTTAATTACTGGTGTTTTATAATAAACTACAAAACTATACAAAAAGTCCGGAATTTCCGGACTTTTTTTTGACATAAATAACATAAACGGACCTATATGCCTAATATTTTTGATGGTTTTTTAACACAGCTCACTACCGGCGATAGTATTAAAGATTACAAACACGCCAGTAGATTATTTGTTGACAATAATTATGCACTGTCACCAAAGTACAATTGGTTATTTCATGTGTATTTTGATTTAAATCCTGAAATCGCAAAAGTGAACCCGCAAGAACAAACCGAAGTGGGAATGTTGGTCAAGTCGGTTGACTTGCCAAGATTCAGAGTAGATACAAAAAATTATAATAATTACAATCGACCGTCCTTGGTGCAAACCAAAATTAGATATGAAGATATCAACATAGTGTTTCACGACGACTCGGCAAACGTTATACGTAGAATGTGGTATGATTACTACAATTATTATTATAGAGATATGGATAATAGTTATGCAGATGCCACTGGTGCGTTAAATGAAGTGTATAAAAAAAATAACAAACAAGTAGTTGGTCAGAGAACTTTGTATAATAAATTTGGCTACAGTCCAAGAAAGGACAGTTCGTATCCACAGTACATACAAGCAATAAGAATTTACAGTTTACATCAAAAAAGATTCAGTGAATATACCTTACTCAATCCTATTATAAGTGGCTACAGACATGGCAGTCATCAAAATGGTCAGGACGGAATATTGGAAAACACAATGACCATACAGTATGAGTCGGTGTTATATGCAGGCGGAGTGGCATCAGTTGCGCGAGGATTTGCAGATCTACATTATGACAAATCACCGAGTCCACTGTCGGTGGCAGGTGGAGGAACAAACACTATTTTTGGCCCTGGCGGCATAGTAAATGCATTCAATGAGGTAATAACAGACGGTACCGGAAACAAATGGGGATCGGCAGCGTTCAAAGCTATTAGAGGATTTCAAAAAAATAAAAATGTTGATTTTATAAATTTGGCCCAAGGTGAATTGGTACAGTCATTTCAGAATATTTTACGCAGTGGAGAAACTACAGGAGTGCCGGACATTCGAGCTGGCCTAAATTCCACATATTTTCCATATAAAGGGGTAAACGCCGATGAAGCATCGGCAGTGGGAGTACCTCTGTTGACTTCTACTAAGGCTGCGGCAGGCAGTGTTGGTAGTAACGGATTTAGTCTCACCGCGGCTGCCGCTGCGGTCACCGGTGGTATAGCATCAGCACTTCAAGGAAGTCCTATAGCAAAAGCGGGTTCTGCTATTTCAGGCGTGGTAAGTGATATTGGCGGAAAAATAACAGGTGCTGATCCTAACAAAATTTTATCATTGGACAAAAGTGAAACAGGAGAACTGACAGCAGAAAAATCAGACCCTATCCCTACAAATTCCTTTACAAGCGCAATTCAGACTGCAAACGGGAGATTAAAAACACTTGCAAGCCAAGATGCTGCACGTACAGCTCAAGAAGCAAGTGGGTCACTTAATGCAAGAATTGCTCAAAGTTTACCATCAACAGTGACCTGGCAAACAGGAACCGAATCTCTAGCATCCGCAGCAGGTAACGCATTGAGCACTACTCCGTTTAAAAATTTCCAAATACCTGCAAGCATTCGAGTAGCATCAGATGCAGCAGCAGCCGGACTGTCGTCGGACTATTCAGGATTATCGTCAATAGGTAAGACTTCAACCAATGCAGCGGGCAGCGGATCAGTGAGCGGGGGATATGGAAATTTTACTCAGTCGGGAGGTTTTACAATTTAATGATAATACAATCAAACAGTAAAGTTTTTACAACCACGGTATTTGGGTTAAGCACTAACCAGACATCCTCAGAAATCACAGATAAAAATAGAGCAACACAACAACAGGTGTTGGAATCTAGCAGTTTCTCCAACCTAAGAACACAGGTGCCGAGAGTTCCTAGTAATCAAAAAATAGCAAAGGATTAATAATGGTACAAACATCATATCCTCAGACTCCGTATCCTACCAATTTACAAAGAATAGATACCAATAACGTCAACCCTCCACGTACTGATAGTTTTTTTAATAATTTTTTCAACTTTCCAATTGAAGTCAGCAGCAACATTGACGCTGCTATTCTTGCACATTTTGAACAAATAACTGACAACAAAGAATCAGCAAGAGCGTTGGCCAGTGCAGTAATATACACAGCAATCAAGCAAGGAATAAATCCAATGGTAGCATTGGATGATTTTAAAAAAATACCACCAGGTGAATTAAACACGTACACTGCATTATTTTTAAATTTTGATCGTATAG